ACTCGTCCAAAGTTCTAGTAAAATACATACTACCCATCTCAGTAGTAGGCCTGTAAGCTCCAGATAAATCTAAACCAACGTATTTTTCAATATAAGATTCAATGGCTGAAGCATGTGATTGCTTTACATCCTCAGAGGTGTTGGGAATACCTCCTAATTCTTTTTCAGTTTTTGATAATTTATTAAAATGTTTGTCTGGCCTGTTCATACAAAAACCTCTATAACCCCTGTTTTTAAAATGATACAACAGCCTAGGTTTATTATTTTCTATCAGTATTGGCATACTATAAAAAACACAAGCCATAAGAACTTCCTCAAAAAATATTTCAGCGGTTTGCGGCCTTGCTACATATTCTAAGAAAAACTCATTGCTGGGGGCTTCTTCCATACTAAACTTAGTTAAGCCGTGAAGAGCTCCATTCGATCCTCGCCCTTTTACAGTACCAGATATGTCATAAGAATCACAACCAAAAGCCCCAACGTGCTCATTCATAGGAAAATAATGCCCGTATTTTTTGTATTTTTTATTAGTAATGTTTTTGTTTGGCATCCAAGAAACTTTAAACCTCCCTTTTGGATCGGGAGAAAATATTACTTGAGAGTCTATAATCCCGTCTTGCCAATAAAACTTGCCTCTTGTAACGTGTTGCTCTATTATAAGTGAATCATTATAATCTATTTGTTGGTAAATTTTTGTTAAATTAAATAATGATGCTTTGCTTTCATCTCTAAAAGCATGTGACTCTGTCCTAGGAAACTGACGGTAAAATTCATTTAAAGCGTCTGCGTCTTTAGTTAACGATTCTACTTCAGCTTTCCAGTAATCTATAGCACCATTGTAAATATATTCATTGTCTACGCCTAGAACTTTAGTCTCAGGTTTATGAAATACAGGCATCCCAAACTTATCTATAAAGCCTTCCATGTTCCACTCCATAGGTATAAACAAAGAATACATACCGCTTTTTGTTTGACCATTGTCGTTACGTGTGCCAATATCAGAATCTTCATAGAGTTTTTTAAAGTTATCACCTCCTTTACTTAGAGCATTAGACGTGGAACCCATCATACATTTTCCAATTATTTTACTTCCTAGTCTCAAGCATGTTTTAGTAACACGCCAATTGTTTAAAATGTTATTTGGCTTTATCCACTTACCACTTTCATCATGTACCAAAAGTAAAAGCTTTTCTCCATCATAAGAGTTTTCATCTGTGTTCTTCCAGTCTATTGTGGTGTCTAGACCATATAGCTCATCATCAACTGCATCATACATGTTTTTTTTAGTAATCTTAGAAGCAGGTATTCTAAAAGCTAACTCAGTTTTAGGTTTATCCATTCCGTCTTGTATGGGCTTAAAAAAGAAAGGTAGTCTATTAGCTATAGGAACTACTTTGTCAGTGAACATTTTTTTAGCATCAGAGCCTGTTTTTGAGAGAATTCCAACCCTAGAGTCTTTTACTAATGTACCTGTGTTGACACACTCTGATGAGCCCATAAAAGAAAAACCAGATCTTCTGATTTTAAGATACGTCAAACCAAAGCATCTTTTGTCGGCCTTGCATGCTTCCCAAAAAATAAAAAATATTCTGTTGGCCTCCCTAAAATCGGGATAACCGACATCGATGCTAGTCCACTGCAAATACATATAATGAGATCCTGTCATGTATGTAGGCTTTCCATTGTTGTAAAACCAATAACCTTCTTCTCTGCGGTCAAATTCTTTTTCAATATAATCTACCCACTTATTTTTAAAAACACTAGCCATTTCATTCCATTGAAATATGGACTGTATGCGGTTTAATTCTTTTGGCAGCTCTACTCGCTTCCAGTATTGTTTACTATTATCTAAGGAGTTTTTGGGGATATTATCGGGAGTTTTAGGGAGCGCTATATTTAATCCGTTTATGTTAACTATATCTCCTATTTGTCCAGATTTAGATATAACAACCATATCGTATTTTTCACTATATCCGTATAGCCATGACTTAGTTTTATTTTTATTAATCATGACGCTTTTAGGAACTAGATTTTTAACAATATAAAAAAGTCTATTTCGATCTTCTTTCTGCAAATCCTTGTTTTGTTTGGACTTTATTTCCATTAGATTGATTTAAAGTTATGTTGTCTTGTTCAAGATCTATTTTATTTAATATATCAAAAGCATCGAATATTGCAAGCTTTTTTGTGGCTGCTGCGTTTTTTAATCTGTCTGCTGCTAGCTCATCCTCTGGATCTGGTTTTATAATATCTTCCTTTGCAACCTTGATAAGTTGTTCTACAGCTTTACGCCCTGCTTGAATAATTTGTAATTTTAATAATTCTGAACTCATAATGTTAATGTAATTTGATGATCATACATCCTATAGAGCTTTTCTCCTTCTACCTCAAACTCATATTCACTATCGGGTTTAAACGTAATTGTGTCTCCTCTTTTTATTCCTTGTGACGTTAAATATTTATTTACATAGGCCATATTTCCCATCAATGGCTCTTCACTACCTCTTTTAAATATAAAAGAATTTTGTTTTTTTAAAGGCTTTACAAAACAATACCTGTCATGACAAAACCATTTGTCTTTATGTTTGTACATATAAAACTGATCGTTGTCTACAAAAAACAAATCGTCTTTAAAATAACTCTTGCCGCTTTTTTGCCTACCCTTCATGTCGTTATAAAATTTAAAAACATTATGGTGAACTAAAAGTATATCGCCCACTTGAATCGGTCCATTATAATTTAATGGAGTCTCACAAACAACAGCATTACGATTAGATGCTTTATGGTCTTCCTCAGAAGAGCTAGTTATAAAGTCTACCGTGCCTATTGTCTTTGTGTTATTATATCGTTTACCATCGATAGCTTTAACAATAAAATAGAATGGTGATTTCATTAGAAGTTAATATTATATTCTATTGATACTGGAACATCAGAGCTGAATTCTTTCCATAGCAATATTTCATCTTTTCTTTGAATCCATATTTTTATAGCTTGTGTGCCACTGTCTTGTTGAATGAGATGAATAAAATATTTGCCATTTAAAATTTCTTGTCCCACTATGTAGTGCATAGCCCCAGATTTATAATCTGGTCCGACGGAAATCTTCCTTATGTCCATTAGATTAGATTTAATTTATATATAAAGATACAAATTATTTAACGCCCTTAAATAATCTAGTGTTTACGGTAATTGACTGTCTTGACTACCGTTCATCAAATTTGTTTTTTGTTTGCTTCCTGCAGAGGATCCAAAGTAGTACCCAATAACCTGAGTAAAAGCGGCTACCACCGCACCAAAACCCATGTCGAATAACCTTTGAGACTCTTCAGGGATTTGCCAAAGACCTATGGCTCCTGCAATAACCCCAATAAAACAAAGAGTAATTCCCCATCCTACAGTTTTGAAAAGAACATCATTAGATCCTGCGTTAAGAGCTGCTATTTCTCTTTGTCTTGCACTAGCCCTGTCTGCTACTTCTGCTTCATAGGCTTCTAAAACCATCTCTTGTGCTTTTATTTTGTCTTCAGGTGGCGCATCTGAATTTTTAATTGAAGAGACGACTTGTTCTACCGACATGTCTCCTTGAATTAAACTACCAAGAGTGGGGTTAATTAATCCAACAGAAGCTTTTAGAAGCTTACCAACAACTGTTTGTCCAAATTTTTTCTTAGGCTTACTCATATAACTTCGTATTTAGTTTTGCCATCTGTTTTTACAGCTTTCAAAGCTCTTGACCGATTTTCATTTTCGGATACATAGCTTACGTGTACCCAATCAGGATTTAAATCATCTCCAAACTCCCATATAATCTGATCGAAGTCTAAATTGTTTTTTATGTAGGCAAACATTTCTGCATTACTTTTATGTCCAAAGGTATCATCAATATCTACAGCTCTGCCCTGGCAATGCTGAGAACTAGAACTTCCTCCTATAGCTGTATTTAAATCTGGAGATCGGTAAAAGGAATTAATTTTTATTGGACCACCAACCCACCGTCTAAGGGGTTCAAATAATTTATCGGCAAGGATGCCCATATTTGATAAATGATAGGAGTTAGGAGTATTGTCAATACCTAAACGTGATGCTGTATTAGATTTTGTTGCTTCTTTGTACGATACGTGCTCACTTATTCTTTCCATGCATTATATACCATTTGTGCAAGGTATATCCTATAGCAACAAGAGTTGCAATAATTTTAAGAACCACATCAATGTCTGTCATTGACGTAGCTAGAGCTCCAACTGTAAGAGCGTAAACTTTAATATCAGTCACATCCATTTTTTTTAGATTCAACATAAATATAGTTTACTGTTATCTTTCCAGCTGTGGTATCTTGCACGTATTTCATTTTTTCTTTGCTTTTTTCCCAGATCTATTTTGACCTTTCATTGCACTAGGCACGTCTCCGATTTGGTTACCCACCTCTTTAATAGCCTTAGTTACATCTTTGAGCTCTTCTCCGACACGACCTACACGACGAGATACATCTGCCTGCATCTTAGCAAACTTTTCCTCTAAGATATCAGGAATCATATTGTTGTTCTCGTCTTTAGTAAGACCTTTTCTAGTAAGCCATATAGCGGCTATGTTTATTATTATTAGTAAAACTACTAATCCGATTAATATTAAAATTGTTGTGTTCATAATTTTATTTTATTTAATTGCCATATAAAGATAATTTTTACCAGAGGCATTCGTGTCTGCATTATTATTTGCAGGCTGAAATCCTCCTCCGCCTGAGCTTAAAAAGTCAAAATGACCAAAATTTGTTTCAACATCTTGCGCGTTTGGAAACAAGTTTAGGGTTCTAGGGTTACTAGTGTTTCTTTTGTTATCTACAATAATCCAATAACCTCCTGCATCATCATATTCTTTAACCAACAACCACGAAGGCTCAAAGCCTGTAACTGTAAACACGCCTGTAGCAAGACCGTTGCCCGCGTAACTACCTATAGACACATACCCCGCTTTATTTGCAAAACAATATCCAATAAATGCTTTATCGTTATCAGAAACATTACCACCATTACCCACGCTAAACACATCAGCTGTAGGAGCAGTGCTGTTCCATTCGTCATTGGTGGTATTTTGCTGGACGGTATCATCTAATAATAATCTATAAGCAGCACTTGTTAGCACTGATGAATATACAGGCCAATTTGAGGTACCATCTAATTTTTTAACAAAAATTAAATTTGGTGCCACTCCCAACCCATGACCTATGGTGGCGGTTGCACCATCACCTTTCCAGCTTACAATTGAAAATCCAGCATTAGCGTTTGCTGAAACTACGCTTTTTCGAGTCCCATTTATATTTATAGACGGGGGTCCAGCTTTCCAATTCCAAGCTACATAACTATTGCTGCTATTGTTAACACCTGTGCCTGTTCCTACACTAAATCCATTTGGAGCAAAGGAAGTTAATGTAGCAGGATCAGCATATTCTTGAGTAGTTAAATCAGAATATATTTCTTTTCCTGGGCCTCTAACACTGTCAAAAAGATAATGAGAAGCATTAGCCAGATAGTTTTTTGTCCAAACAAAATCTGGTTTGAATGATCCATAAATAGGTTGAGCAGAACCTGAACCTGAATAAAGTGTAGTTTCAAAACTATTAT